CAAAAAACATTGGTTGATAATGTCGCTTTGAAATTCGCCAATGAGCATTTTTTGAAACCGAATCTGATTTTGCCTCATATAAAAAGCAGATTACAGGCGGTTGGAATTGATGAAAATGACCCTAAGACAGTTATATTGGATTCAACCGGTAAACCTTCAGACATGGATTTAGAAGCGTTGCGGAAAGAATTTATTGACAACGCTGAATTTTCCGATATTATGATAGGTAGTAAGGCAACTGGAGGTGGTACTTCCAGAAACCGAACGGTTCAAAAGGCCAGTGGCTCTAATGGCAGTTCAGAAAAAATTGAATTAAGCAAGTTATCAAACACTGAACTGGTTGAGTATATGAAAAACACTCAACAATGACATTGGAGTAAAAAATGGCACTTTCAGACATGGCAGTATTTTCAGAGTATCTTTACCGCACAATGACCGAATTGGGCGCACAAGAGATTGAAAAATTCAACGCGGCTTCCGACGGAACAATTGTATTGTCTCCGGGGAATAATCAGGGTGATTATTCTGACAAAACTTTGTATCAATATCTGAGTGGTATTGTGAGACGTCGAAATGCGTATGGGACGGGTTCTGTTTCCAGTAAAAAACTGGCCCAGTTGATTGATACCATGGTGAAAGTCGCCGCTGGTACCGCTCCCATTGAATGGACGAAATCTCAGTATTCGTGGATTCAGCAGAACGAAGCAGAACACGGTGTTGTGCTTGGTCGTCAGATGGCTGAGCAAATGGTTGCTGATATGCTCGGAACGGCTCTCATGGCTGGTTATGCTGCTATGAGTCAAGATTCAGATATTGTTTATGACGGAACCGCTGGGACAATGACTCCAACCGCCATGTTGAACGGCACCCGTATTTTCGGTGACCGTTCCAGTGCAATTCGTGCTTGGGTTATGCATTCGAAACCTCTTTTCGATATGTTCGCTACCAATCTTGCCAATGCATCGAATTTGTTCAATTACGGAACGGTTCGAATCCTTGGTGATATTTTCGGCAATCGTTTTGTGATTACTGATGCGACTCAATTGGTGACAACGGGCAGCCCCGACACTTACCATTCACTCGGATTAGTTGAAGCCGCTATTGTTGTTCAGCAGAACAATGATTTCGCTGACGCGACCGTCGATGTGGTTGGTCAAGAGAACCTTGCTGTTCAGTATCAGGCAGAATGGACCTACAACTTGGGTGTGAAAGGACACAGTTGGGATAAATCCAACGGCGGGCATTCTCCAAATGATACCGCACTTGGTACCGCGACCAACTGGGATGCATATGCAACCAGTATCAAAGATGGCCCTGGTGTTATTGTAAACACTCAGTGAGTTTCATTGAGTTTCACCCGGGGGTCAGGTGTTAATCCTTTCTACTGATTCCCGGGTCTTTTTCTTTTAAGGGAAAATTTATGAAAATCATGAAAACTATTTTCTTTATTAATGATACAGTTCCCACAAAAAAGGAGCTTGAATTTGCTTCAAAAATCGAAGGGAAGATTGTTTTCAGAAATGTACAATTCTTTCCTCATGATTTTTCTGAGGGTTCGATTGAAAAGTGCGATTATGTTTGTGGGAATGTTCCTGAAATTTATGCAAAAAAATTCAAAGTAATTGATTTTGAATCTGAGCATGAAGAAAAACGTATCGTTAAAAAAGAAACAAAAAAACCAGTTCCTAAATGGAAGCCTAACAAATGACTTTGATTAAAGAAACAGGTTCTGTTGTTGAGAATGCAAATACCTATGTTGATTTGGATGACGTTCGTACTTATGCAACCGCCCGTGGAATAACTGTTTCGACAGATGACGTTACTCTCGAACAACAGATAATTCAAGCAATGGATTATGTCGAATCGAAGCGGGATTTGCTAAAAGGAATCAAATCGGTTTCAACTCAAACAACCCAGTTTCCTAGAATTGGCGTCAGTGTAGATGGGCATGAAATAGCGTCTGATTATATTCCTGACGATTGGAAAAATGCTCAGTGTCAAGTTGTTATTGAAATTACGAATGGAATTGATTTAACACCGACTGTAACAGAACGCCCGATAATCAGAGACACCACAGGCCCGTTGACGACAGTTTATTCAGATAAATGGGGAAGTTTTTCACAACCCTTTATGCCAAAAGTGGAAAGTTTTTTAAAACCTTTTTATAAGTCGAATGGTATCGTATCGTTTTACCGTCGATAAGGAGAAATAATTATGAGCACAATGAACACGGCACAAAGAAATGCAGCTCGCGATGGTGCAAACGGACTGTTTGAAGTTGGCAGCGGGGATGCGTACCTGAACATATGTGATTCAAGCGATAACGTTCTTGTTCAGGTTCCTCTCAATGCAACAACGGTTATGGGGGCCACATCTGCTGGAGTATCAACGATGAACGCTGCCAAAAACGGCGCATGGGCGGGTCTGTCTGTCGCTCCTTCCCTCGCTGGTACCGCTGATTATGCAATGATTACTGATAGGAATGGCGCGGATGTAGAGGAGCTTACAGTGGGCGTCGGCAGTGGGGAAGTGCAACTTGGAAACCTGTCAATTCAGCTTGGCGTCAACGTTGTTTTTAGCGCCGCCCCTTACGTAACACAATTGGCGAGTCCGGCATAATGAAACGGTTAATTCTTGGATTGACTGACGCTGAAATCGGCGCAGGGCCTTTTGATTCCCGCCCTGTTGACTGGTGGTGGGGGCATATCTATCAGGCCCTGCATTCCGGTTTAATTACCGAAATTGAAATTTATTCAAACGAATCCGGGACTGTCCAGGCGGGAATATATCCCGGGGTAACTCCACCTGAATCTCAATCGTTAATCAGTGGATTACAATCATCACAATCTGTTGTTGAAAATCAGTGGAATGCTTTGGAATTGCCGACGCCTGTTTCAGTACAGGAAAATGACCCACTAACGGTTGCAGTTTCGTCACCAAGTGTGAACGGGGTTGTGGTATCAAAAGACGTTTCCCCTCCTGAAGATTCATATTTTTATTGGAGTTATGAAGGAGATTTACCCGCTGTTTCACCCAGTAGTTTGTATGATTACTATGACTTGTACGGATCCCCACGAAAAGCATTGATTCGCGCTAATGGTTATCCATTACCTTCTGTAACTCTCATAAATCGCGGTTTAAATCTTTTCGATGGCCAAACCAATGTTGTGATAGATGGTGCTGATTTTATCGATTCGACAGCTATTGACCCGAAAGTATATTTGTGCCCAACGACAGTTTTTGAAAATGAAGTTGAACAAACTTTGACACGAGTCGCCGATGGAAGTTTGAGAATAAATGTTGATTTGGGAACACTATCGGACGAAGCTTACTTGTTTGTTGAAACAGGTTTAGGGCAGTTCAGTGTTCCTTTTATGGTGCCGTTGACCGACAAACGAACCGATTTGATAAAAGATGTCAACAACACACGAGCCGCACGGATTACATTGTGGGCAGCGTTCCAAGGTTCAGGTGAAGAGCATAAAGCAGACCCAGCTGATAGAGGGGAATTTGAAACCGCTTTTGTTGAAGCTACACTTGACTGGAAACGAGCTAACGCTGCGTTGGTTGAATTTGACAGATTGAACGAAGCAATTTCAGGAACGGCAAAAAAATAACATGGCGTTGGCGGACTACATAAAAGGCGTTGCTCTTATTGAAAGTTCCGCCGCGTCAGGTTCTCAATCTGTCACTGTACCAGCTGGTACAAATTACGCTGTTTTATTCACAAATGGTCTCGATTATAATTCGACCCCTCCTTCGTTGACCGCGACACTTGGGGGACAAAGCCTGTCATTAATTCAGGCGGGTAATGATTGGGGTTGGATTGATGCCACTCAGATTTTTGGCGTTGTAACATCCGGTACCGGTTCTCAAACATTCGCGTGGACATGGCCCGGAGCAGCTGACGAAGGCTATGTCATGCCGCTTATATTTTTGAGCGACATTGACACGTCAGACCCGGTCACAGGGAGCGCAGCGGAACCAAACGATTCTGGAAACACAACAACCTCGTCGTTTTCAAGTTCAGATACTGACATCGTTTTGTTAGGGGCGTCCAGTTATGACAACACTGTTCCTAATTTGGCCGTTGATGGTCAGACTGAGATTGCCGCCACAGAGGGAAATGCAAATTATTGTTCAGCTATTTGTGCATATAAAGCAGGTAGTGATTCTGGAATAACAGTAACCGCGAACGGAATAAGTTATGGGGAAGTTGCTGGCGTTAGTCTTAAAATATCTTCAGGTGGTTCTACAAATCCATGTTCCGTGGCTGGTCAGTCTCCAGCCGGTTCGTGGGTCGCAAGTGCGGGTCAGGTGAATCCAGTTGCGGCGGCATTCGAATCAGCATATGGAAGCTGGTTTTCAAATCCGGCAATACAGAATGCGGTGACAGCATCGTTTGTCTCAGCAGCGGGAAGCTGGTCTTTGTCTGTCGCGCTACAAAACGCCATCACAGCTGCGTTCAGTTCTGCTGGTTCATTATGGTCTGGGACAGCAGGACAGAGAAATCAAGCGACAGTTGCAGGAAGTTCGCCAGCGAGCAACTGGTTTTTGGATCCCGAGTTGCAGAATCCAGCGTCAGTTGCATCACAGTCAGCAGCGTCCCAATGGGTCGCGCTCGCGTTCACTGGTAATATTTGCACAATATCAGTTGAGTCAGCACCGGGTGTTTGGGCATTAGACGCGGTACAGAATAATCCAGCGTCGGTTGAAGTAGAGGGGGCTGGTTCAAATTGGGTGACATCGCTTTCTGGACGCAACGCAGCAGGCGTTGAATTCTCTTCAGGTGGTAGCACATGGCAGGCATCTGTTGACCTTCAGAACCCCGTTTCCGTGGCCTGTGATTCGCCCGCTGGTGTATGGATTTCAAATCTGTTGCAGCAAAATGGGATAAACGTTGCTGGGAATTCCGCTGGTTCGGATTGGTCAGCGTCTATTGATTTGAATAATCCGTCAACGGTTGTTTGGGGGTCCGCTGGTAGCCAGTGGATAATTGTCGCGACCGGTCCCGGTTTAAATATATGTACTATCGCAGGAACATCAGCTCCCAGTGTGTGGGCTTCAATAATAGAACAGCAAAATTCTGTATCAGTATCGTTTGTTTCACAAGCAAGTGGTTTTACTGTATCGATTGATCTTCAAAATCAAGTAACGATTTCGGCTCAATCACCTGCGTCATTATGGGATATTATAACTGAGCTGAATAATCTTTGTGTTGTTTCAGCTCAGTCACCTGCGTCATTATGGACAGCTGTTTTGTCAGAAGCCGCTGTTAATATGTGTATGCTTATCGCTGAATCTTCTGGAAGCGTATGGTCAGCGAATGCTTTACAAAATAATATTGTTTCAGTATCATTTGATTCAGCAGCGAGTGAATTTAAAATATACACTCAGATTGACCAGACAAACGGAACTAAATACGAGAGACAAATTTTAATGGCTCAGACTAAAATAGCAAATCGCGGTAAATTGGTAACATGGATTCAAATTGTTGAAGAAACAAGCGATCCGTCCAAACCATGGGATAAAACCCAAACTAGATTTGAATACCCTGTTTCACTTGTGTTTTTCCCGTTCAATTTGGAAACTAAAAAAACATTTCAAAGAATGACTGGAATGGAAATAACTGAAGGTCATTTTTACGCATTGATGGGCAGAACAATATTTTTGCCAAAATTAAAAGATAAAATCGAATTTGACGATAAAGTGATTTCTCTTGTTAAATTTAATTCACTGGAACCTGACGGGACACCAATACTTTACACATTGGAATTTGAACGATGATTACAAGCTACAAAGAAGCAATGGACGAATTGTTTGAATTTTTTTATTCAAAATGGATTGTTGATTCTTTGACAGCACTTGATTATGTTCCTGAAATCAGAGTAGACGGGGATGGTAAAGTAGACGTTCAGGATTGTGAAAAATTTTGGTGTAGATTTTCACAACAAACTGTAACAACCACACAAAGTACTTTTCGAAGTGATTCCCCAAAACGATACAGCACACACGGATTGATTTTTATTCAAATTTTTTGCCCAAAACAACATGACTCAATAAATGTTGGGCGTTCTTTAGCTGATATTGCAAAAAAAATATTTCAAGGGCACACAACTAGTGATAACATATGGTTTAGAAATTCCCGGATTCGTGAGCTGGACCCGGAAAATTTATGGTATCGATTCAATGTCATATCTGAGTATCAGTATGATGAGGAAGGAAATTAGAAAATGGCTAATACACAGGATAGCAATAGAACGGGTCTGGCGTACGCTGAAGAAGAAAGTCTCAAAACGTTACCCACAACCCCGGTATGGAAAGCTTTGGACCCCAACAGTTATGCTGATTTCGGCGGCGATATTAAAACGGTTGCTCGGAATCCAATCAATCCGTCCAGGCAGAAAAAGAAGGGCGTTGTCACTGATTTGGATGCAAGCGGGGGATTCAACACTGACGTTACGATGACAAATCTTTTGGATTTGATGCAAGGGTTTTTCGTTGCAGATGCACTGGAAAAAGCATCTACTCAACCGTTGAACGGGACCACCGTTGCTTTGACAAACGTGGATGGTACAGGAGAAGATTACGAAGCGGCCAGCGGATTGGATGTTTTTAAAGCAGGTGATTTGATTCGTGCCAGTGGATTTTCTGTATCAGCAAATAACGGTTTGAAACGTGTCACCGCTGCGGTTGCCACTGGTGTAACTGTCGCTGAAG